TAAATTCAAAGTTGACAAGAAATGCAAGAGCGTGTAATAATTAAAAATTAGCTGAGCAACATTTGTATTGTAGGCACTACCTTCGGGCAGTGCCTTTTTTAATATTATGACAACACTAGAAAAACAAATCCAAGACCGTTATCAAGCATCTCATGACAGACTCACCAGTAAGCGTGACAAGTGGGATGATATGGAGAAGATGTTTCTTGGAATTCTATCTGACCAGATCTCGTCTAGGACCAAATCTCAAGTAGTGGATCCTCGACTAACTAATCATTTAATTGATCGCTCTGCTAGGGTCATGTCCCAGATGGGGTCTGGTAAATTAAAAGGTATTTCTAAAAACGATGTGGGTTCAACAATTTTACTTAATTTAATTCTGGATAAATATGTTGTTCCAAATGCCAATGCGCAGTATGATTTGCTTTCTAAATTTAGGATGGTTGATATGTATTCTGGGCTTTATGGCAACTTCTTTGCTTTTATTGATTGGGATATTAAACCAAATGGCTATGCTGGTCCTGATATGTGGCTTTTAAATATTCGGGATGTATTTCCCCAAATTGGAGCACAATCACTAAATTCTAGTGACTACATTATTATTCGAAGCTGGAAATCACTTGATTGGTTTAAACAAATTGCCAAAGAGAAGCGAGATGGCTTTAAAAACATGAGTAGCATTATTTCTAAGCTAGAAAAGATTGGTGGAGACAGCCAAAACAAGGATGCTAATAAAAAAACTCAGCGAGAAGAAAATGAATACCCAGGAGAGAGTGCTGGTAAAAAAGAGGGAATGTATAGCATTTTATCTATGTATGAGCGAGATCGCTGGGTTGACTATGTAGAGAGTGCTAAAGAAGTAATGCGAGATCAGAAAAATCCCCAAGATAATGGACTGCTTCCAGTAGTTGGCAAATATTCAATGCCACTTTTAACCGACTTTTTTGGCTTTGGTGATTTTGAGCGAGGAATGAGCCTGGCTAAAACTGGAAACTCACTCTGGAATCTTTATATGGATGCAGTTAAAGTTTCCATTTTCCCACCAGTGCTACTTAACAAAGACAATATTGCTGATGCTTCAAGTATTAAATATGGTGCTAGTGCTAAGTGGTTGGTAAGAAACAATATTTTAAATACAGCTAAAACTCTTAACTTAGCTCCTCAGGGAGTTTCTACCTTTAATAGTGCTTTTAATATTGTTAATGCTTCACTACTCAACATTTTTGGTACAACTGATACTGCTACTACTGAGAAAGTAGATCCTGGCTTTGGCAAGACTCCACAGGCTCTTAAAATGCACGAAAGGCGAGAAAATTCCAGAGATAACATTGACCGACACTATATGGAGCAATTTATCAATGAAGTGATGGGGCGCTTTGCCAACTTAATTGTTAAAAAGCAAAAATCAGCCACTACTATTCGCATGTTTGGCGCTGAGATTGAATCACTGGCGATGCAATATCCAGAAATTGAAGAAATGTATGACCCATACAAAAATGAGATTAAAATTGATGCTAAAAAATACAATCAGACTCTTTATGACTACGAGATTATTTCTGGCTCAACTTATCAGATTGATCGAGAAACCACTCAAAAATCACTGGAGAGTTTGCTTAATATGGTTAGCACTCAGCCTCAGTTAATTGAAGCACTCAAAGCCGAGGGCAAGGAAGTTAGCCTCTCTGAACTTTTAACACAAATACTTAGCAACTCTGGACTGCAACATTGGGAAAAAATCCTAACTGACTACAATCCAAATGCTAATAAAAACATTAGTGATGTAGTTAATAAAAACAGCCAGGAGTTCGCCCAATTCTTACAACAAATGGGAGTGGGCAATCCAAATGAAGTGCCAGCTCAGCCCCCACAAGGTATGTCACCACAAGGACAAGGACAATTATGAGTAGAGCTATTAGACCAGATAAAATTCAAAGTCCTTATTTAACTAGGACTGAACAAGCAGCTGAGGAGCGAGGCAATACTCAGGAGGAAATTATATTAAGTGATATTTCCCATACTGACGGCTGGAGCGTACTGACAGATGAAATGGACAGGATAATTGACGAGCTAGAGGGGTCACTAGCAGAGCAGATGGCAGCTGGAGCAGATTTTGCTGACATTGGAAAAACCGCAGTGGTTAAGGAGATTGTTAAAAGCTATATAGTTAGAATTAAAAATAAAGTTTTAGATGCAAGAGAAGCAGTCAAAGGAGGAAAATGAAGTTGAAGCGTTAAGCGAGGTTGGTGATTTTGACCACCCGAGCTTCCGCTTCATACCTAAAGGATACCACCAATGGAAACAAGAAGGGTATTTTTTAATCTGTCGCTCTTGCGAACTAGAACACGCAATCTGGATTGGCAAAGATTATTTGCTAATGGGCATCAAGGAGGATGGAAAACCGATCATTAAAAAAAGAAGTGAAGTGTGGAATTCACAAAGTATCTAAGATGACGATTTTGGATATTTTGGTAATCTCGCATCACCTTACGGGTGCGTTAGCAATTAGCTTAGGAAGGCAATTATGCCAGACGAACTAAAGGCGGAAAACGAACAGGTAGAAAGTGTATCTACCCCAGAGGAAGCGCCTACCACTGAAACCAACACACCAGGCACTAGTGTAGAACCTGATGAACCGACTGGAGACGTTCCAGAGGAGAAATCAGAGGAAACAGATAGCCCTGAACCTGAAAAGGCTAGCAAGAAGTCTGCTCAAGGCAGAATCAAGCAACTTAACAATGAACTCAAAGAGGAACGCAAAAAGCGCTCTGCGATTGAGGAACAAATAGAGAGCATTATGAAGGAAAATGAGACAAATCCATTTTCCCCACTCAATGCGCCCAGTCCAAATCAAGGGCGATTAGCCCAGCCAAACGAAAAAGGCGAAATAACATACGAGGACTACCAGCGTGATGTGAGAGATAATGCTAAAGCTGCTGTTCAAGCGGTGCTGAGTCAGCAACAACTGAAACAGGAAGCGTTAGATGTGGTAAGGGAGAATCCAGAACTAGATCCTAATAGTGACAGTTTTGATCCTGAATTATCTGAGGCTATCACAGAAGCAGTTGCAGCGAAACACAGACTAAGCTCTAATTTTTCCGTTAAGGAGACAGTAAATAAATTACTAAAACCTTATAAAAGAGCCGCAGAGAAAGCTATTGATTCTCAAAAGAGGGATTTGGTATCTCAAGTTGCTAGTGGCGGGATTAGACCTGGTTCTAGTCCAAGCCCCGAGGCTGATAAAAAAGGCTTTGATGATTTAAGCCTAGAGGAGATGGAAGCCAAGCTTGGTAAGGTTTATTAGTAAACTAGTATAGGGAACAAATAAAATGGGGACAACTGAAACAACCTCGACAATGTCGAAGGAAATGTCCACCTACTATGAGAAAGTCTTTCTCAAGAGGGCGGAATATCCTTTGATCCTAAAAGAGGGTGCGCAGATGCGAACCCACAGTAAAGGAGATGGTAAAGTCATTCGATTTAATCGATATGATGCTCAAACTATTGATACCACTGCTTTAACTGAGGGTAACAACCCATCAGTTTGCAACATTACTTCTTGTAATGTTGACGTAACCCTAGCCGAGTATGGTAGAACTTTCAAAATTTCGAAGTTCTTATCTCTGACCTCTATTGATGTCAACAACAAAGAAAAAATCGAGTTGTTGGGTCAAAATATGGGTGAGACGCTTAACAGACTCGTTAGAAATGAATTAGAAGCTGAGGCAACTGCTGTTTATGCAAACAGTAAGACCGCCAGTGATATTTCTGCTAGCGATGTACTAAGTGCTTCTCTCATTAGAGCTCAAGTAAGAACTCTTGAGATTAACAAAGCTCCAACCTACTCAGACGGTATGTTTATGGGTAAGGCTCAACCCTTCACCAAAGCAGATCTTCTAAACGACTCTACTTGGATTAATGCCAAGAGCTATAGTGACGTTAAAGACCTGTATAAAGGTGAAATGGGTGAACTCTACCAAGTCCGTTGGCTGAACAATATTGACGGCTACAGCACCACTGGTGCAGCTGGCACTACTTCATCTGACGTAAACATTTACTCTAACTACATTCATGGCTCTGATGCCTTTGGATGTTATGATTTGAGTGGAGACATGCCTCGTCTATACATCGTGCCTAATTCGCCAGATAGCGGTAACCCCGCTGGTCGTGTGAGTTACGCATCATGGGCTGGAAGTTACGCTGTTCAAGTGCTTAATCCAAATTGGGTACTTAGACTGCTAACTGGTGCGACTGCTTAGTAGATAAGTAGTAAAAAAGAAGCAGG